TTTACTGTACCTAATATTAATTAATTATCTTTATATTTGTTTTTTTTATTATTAATTACACATAAATCAATAACAGCAATATTTAATATATTTTCATACATATTAAATAACTGTTATCCACCCCAACGTCAAAACATATTTCAGTTATTTTCTTCTAGAAAAAACAATAGTGAATAATTGTGATGTTGAAGTCAGTTACATTCGTAATAAAAAAATAGAAAATTCAATTGTTAATATAGGTGAAAAAGATAATTTACCATTGTGTATGTCACAATTGGATTTTAATTTAATCAATAAAGTATCCAATTTAATAAAAATAAACTGGAAAACATTTGAAATAAAAAAGGCAATTTATGTAAAAAATGACAAGGAAATGTTACAACGTGTTAGAAATTCTCATATCAAAAAAGGTGATATTAAAATAGAGAAAGATGATATTTATAGATATATATTAATTGATAAAATAAATAAAGGAAATCCGTTTCCGGGTATCCATTATCATTATAATCATAAAATGAAAGATTATGGATTACCTAAAATTATCATGTGTTCTGGTGGATATTTAATGCCTCACTTTGATGAAAAAGGTATTTATAATTTAAGTGATAATATGTTATATTTGATAGTTAAAAACAAAAGTGAATATCAAGGTATGTGTTCATTAATAAATTCGAAACTAATAAAGTATCTCAATAAAATTTCAATGACTGATAATATACATGGTAGAGATACTGTGATCAAAAATATGAAACAAATAGATTTATCCAAAATAAAAACAGAAAAAGATATTTACAAAATGTATGATATTTCAAATGAAGAATTAAAATTAATCGAAGATACTATTTAATAGTCTATCAACCAACAACTTAACGACGGGAACAGATATTGCGTTTCCTGCAAGTTTATATAACGCACTATCCGATAAATTAGGTAATTTATATGAACTAGGAAAACCTTGAAAATTAAAACATTCTCTTGGTGTTATTTTTCGAATTCCTTTGTCATCCAATAATAAAGGCACGTTATGTCCCCCTGAACCCATATTACATGTCAAGGTTGGACAACACCCACTTTTATTTTCTCTTACATAATGTCTCCGATATTGATACAAAACATCATGTTTAGTTACATTTTGTTTTATGGTATCAAACATCTTAAATCTATTTGTATAATAATATTTATCATCTATATTATTTTCTAAAAATGTTTTCATATTTGATGATTCAATTGGTGTAAAATCGAAATTAAATTTATCATATATTTTTTTATCCTTGAAACACAAAATATATATTCTCTCACGATGATGTGGAATGTGTGTTATTTTCGAAGTATCTAACACACAATATTTAACGAAATAATCTAGTTTTTCTAAATTTTCTTTAATAATCTTAAAGGAATTACCTTTATCATGTGATAATAAATTTTTAACATTTTCCAAAATTATAACTTTTGGTGAATGAAATTTTATAATTTTAATGATTTTCCAAAATACATTGGAACGTTCATCGTCGAAACCTAATAAATTTCCTGCAACACTAAACGGTTGGCAAGGAAATCCACCACATAATATATCGTGACTAGGAATATCGGATTCATTCACGTTATGCAAATTTTTAAGTTCAAATAAATGATTTGGATTATTCAATTGATAAATTATTTTAGATTCTTTAATCATATCATTCGCATATACACATTCGAAAACATCATTACACTTAAACGCTTCTGTGAAACCACCTGTTCCCGCAAACAAATCGATAAATTTGATTTTGTCTGTCATATCTTATTGATAATATCATGTCATCTTACTTTTATATTCAATTTTTATGTTCAATGTTGAGTTTTATATGATGTCCCGCACATGAACAGTCATCACTTTCAAAAACAATCTCAACATAACCATCCAAATCATCATGTTTTACCATAAAATTTACTTTATAATAATCTTCATTTTCAGATTTTTTTTTTGAATTTATAATATATTTCATTTTCCCGAAATCAAACGATTTTATTATTTTCAGTATATTTTTAATAGTTGTATTATTGAATGTTCGATAAGTTATTATCATATTTGTATCTCCCGAAGACGCTACGACACCATTATGATAATTTACATAAGTAAGAGAATTTACTACATCATATTTGATTTTATCAAATATAAGTAAATCTTCTTCTGATTTTATTTTTGATGTAACATTGTTAATATATTTTAATCCATATGGATCAATATTATGTTTTATTATTGGTTTAGGTAAATTGTATTTTGTTTTAAGTAAATCATATGTATCTTCGATTTCTTTATGATTCACAAAATATTCTAAAATTTCATTACATGCATATTCAAAATCATAATTATTTATGATTTTTGCATATTTTTTATTTAATCTTAACCATTCCATATTTATAAACTAAAGTGATAAAATAACTTAATACTAAAATCTGTCAGAATTTGAGAAGTCATCAACGCCATCAATGTTACTCCATTTAACATAATATTCGTGTGGATAATATCCATTCTGTTCGTTGAACATACCAATGTAAAATATTCCTTCTGTGGTCGTTATTTCATTGATATACGAAGTCATGTATTCATCCTCCTTAAATTTTTCAAGAAATTTTGGAATGTTTTGATTATGAACGTATTTGACTGAAATAATGCTTCCTTTGATTTCGTCTAGCGATTCATGGGGATGTAATTTTGGGTCTTCATCTTCAAATGTAACATATGTGTCATTTTTTTTGTTACCTAAAATCAGTCCAGTCCATTCTAACCCCGAGTGTCCATTGCTTACCGCAAATTCGCAAATTCCATTATTATTTGTTTCAATAGTTAATACTAAATAATCTTCATTATTATCAATTTTTGTATTCATTATTTTAGATGTCATTTTTAATAAGAGATAATTATCATAAGGATAATTATCTTCAATTTTTTTCTTAAAAAGTTCCTTCATTCACATAATCATCAACACCATCAATATTATTCCATTTAACTTCATATGTATGTGAATAATATCCATTATGTTCATTAAATATACCAACGTAAAATGTCCCTTCAGTAGTTATTATTTCATTGAAATATGAATTCATATCGCCAATGCGACTATCTTCAAATTGACTAAGAAAATCTGGAATATTTTGATTATGAAGATATTTAATTGAAATTATGTTTCCTTTAAGTTGATCTAATGTTTGTTTATCGATTACTCGTTCTCCATTTGATGCAAGTGGATCAAATACATCACATGTCTTGGTTTCTTTGTTACCCAAAACCAATCCGAAATATTCACAACAAAGGAATTCTTTACTTACAGAAAATTCGCAAATTCCATTATCAGTTGTTATGATAGTTAAACTAAACATGCTTTCATCATCGTTAAATTTCTTATTTACTATTTTAGATGTCATTTCTAATATAGCATTATTGTTCTTGGAATAATAATTATCAATTTTTTTTTAAAATACATCTCTGTTTATATAATCTTCAATACCATTAATATTTTTCCAACTAATACAATAATCGTGTGGATAATAACCATTATGTTCATTGAATATACCAACGTAAAACGAACCTTCAGTAGTTGTTATTTCATTAAAATATGAACGCATAAATCTATCATTTTTTTCCATAAATTGTGTGAGATGTGAAGGTAAATTTCCATCGCAAACGTATTTAATAGAAATTATGTTTCCTTTGATACAATCCAAAGATGAATTATCATTAAGTATCGCATGTGATTTACTTTTTTTGTTACTTAATACTAAACCAAACGTATCATAATATATTTTTTCATTATTGATAGAAAATTCACAAATTCCTCCATTAGTCGTTTCAATAATTAATGATAATCTTTTATCATTATAAATTTTTTTACTCACAATTTTAGATGTCATTTTTAATATTGTATGGATATTTTCTTTGGAATTTTCAATATCAATTTTTTCAATAAAATAAAAATTGATTATAATTATCCAAAGGATAATTATAGATAATTATTATAATGGTTTATTATTCTGTTCCGATAGGAAGGACACCAGGAATATACGATAAGTGGGATGAAGTGACAAAAAATGTTAATGGATACCCAGGGTGTAAGTTTAAAAAATTCAAAGAATTAAAAGATGCAGAAGAATATTATGATAAAAATAAGGGTAGTGTTTCAATAAATGCCATGACTCAAAAAAATAACAATGTTAAACAATATTTTTTAAATTTGGATAGAACGACAGACAAAGATAATTCTCTCAGAGATACATGCGTGTTAATATCAAAAACACATTTGTTTTCTGAAAAAGATTTGAAAAAAAATGTTAAAACCAATGGCGAAACCAATGACGAAACCAGTAATTATTCATTTAAAGACGCTTTCACCATTGATGTTTTCACTGATGGAAGTTGTATTAATAACGGAAAAGGAAAATTAGTTAAGGGGGGATACGGAATTTATTTTCCAACCAAACATGAATATAATATAGCCAATCCTTTTTTTATTCATCCTGTAACCAATAATCGTGCGGAATTATTTGCATTAATTCACTTGTTTAATATAATGCCTAATGTAACAGGAGATTTTGGACAGACATTCAATATTCATACCGATTCCAAATATTCTATAACCATACATAAAAGAATTATGAAAATGATTTCGAAATATTCATTAAAAGATATAATGGAATTGCTAAATAAATACAAAAAACACAAATATTTTAATTATATAGAACGTAAATCAACGAAATCCGAATATCATATCAGTCATCATTTAATAGACGTTCAAAAAACATATGATTATATTTTCCCTGAATTAGATAACCTAATAAATTTAGATTTAGTATTGGAATTTGTTTGTGTATTGAAAAGAAATAAATTTAAATACGTATTAAATCATGTTCGGGCACATCAAGCAAATGACAATTATTTTTCAATTCAAAATAATAAAGTGGATAAATTAGCGAAAAAAGGAACAACTTGTCAAATATTTCATATTATTGAATGAATTTTAGATTTATAAATTATTTTTATAGATTCATCATTATTAATTTCATATAATTAATAAATTTATAGATTTAATTTATAAATAAATCAATAATGCGTAAATAAAATATTTTTTAAAATAAAACGTAAAAGTAATAATAATGAGTCTGGCTAACTACGGTACGGCTATTGCCAACAGTTTTTATGGAAGATTATTTTTTCAAAACGAGTCTGATCAAGACTTAACAGTTCAACACGTCCAAAACGGAACAATCAGTTTGCTTACAACAGGTGCAAATTCTATGGTTAAAATAGGCGGATCAACCGCAGCCGCACAAATTCAAATTGTTGAAGGAACAGTTACTTCGAGTTATGCATCATCTAGTACAATAACGGATGGTGTTTCCACTTTAAAAAATGGTTTATTCACTGGCTTAAAATCTGTCACTTCCACCACGATAACTGATGGAACAATGCAAATGAAAGCAGGATCAATAACGGGTGCATTGACAATTGATGCAGTGGTGGGTTCATTTACTACCATGTATGGTGATGGAAGTGGATTAACGGGTGTTGTGGCAGCGGGTGGAAGTGCTAAATCATTAACGTCCAATAATACCTATATTAATGTTGATGATAACGGTGGATCTGATGGATTTCTTAAATTTGCAACTGAAAATGTAGAACGTATGCGAATTATAAATAACGGAAATGTAGGTATAGGTGTAACAAATCCTTCAAAAACATTAGAAGTAAATGGTATGGGTTTAATATATTCTATTACTGACAATGTGGCAACTCTTCAAGCAGGTTCATTCACGAATGTAAATGTTGTATATTCAAATACGCTAACGGATAAGGTTGCAACTTTAACAGGAGGAACATTCACTAACCTTAAATCCGTCACGTCTAATACTTTTACTGATGGTGTTGCATCTTTGAACAATGGAACATTCAGTGCTTTAAGATCTGTTACATCGAATACTTTTACTGATGGAACGGCAATTTTACAAGGGGGATTATTTACCGGTCTGAACTTAGTGACAACAACCACTTTAACTGATGGAACAGGGACTTTATTAGAGGGTAATCTAACAGGTTTAAAATCAGTAACATCAGTTACTTTAACGGATGGTTCGTTGGTGATTCAAAATTCATCAATAACAGGTGGTGGATTTATTTATTCTGCAACTATAACAGCAGGAGCAAAATTAACAGGACTAACAATTACTGATAATGTAGCAAATTTAGAAAATGGATTATTTACTGGTTTGAAATCGGTAACATCAAGTTCTTTTACTGATGGAATCGCAACTTTAACAAATGGAACATTTACTAATCTTAGGTCTGTTACATCCAACACTTTAACTGATGGAATAGCATTATTATATGAAGCGTCACTAACAGGGGCGATATTCGTTGATACTGATATTGCTTCCGTTACCAAAATTATCCAAGCATCTTCTATTACTGACAATGTAGCAACCCTTAGGGCAGGTTCATTCACCGATTTATTACATGTGGCTTCTCAATTAGGTTCAATCACTAATACTTTATATGCTTCAACTATTACTGATAATGTTTCATCATTGTCTGGTGGTATATTTTTAGGATTAAAATCGGTTAATTCAAGTTCTTTTACTGATGGAATCGCAACTTTAACAAATGGAACATTTACTAATCTTAGGTCTGTTACATCCAACACTTTAACTGATGGAATCGCATCATTATACGAAGCGTCACTAACAGGGGCGATATTCGTTGATACTGATATTGCTTCCGTTACCAAAATTATCCAAGCATCTTCTATTACTGACAACGTAGCAACTCTTAGGGCAGGTTCATTCACCGATTTATTACATGTGGCTTCTCAATTAGGTTCAATTACTAAAACTTTATACGCTTCGACTATTACTGATAATGTTTCATCATTGTCTGGTGGTATATTTTTAGGATTAAAATCAGTAAATTCGTCATCTTTCACCGATGGAGTTGCAACTTTAACCAACGGAACATTTACCAATCTTAGGTCTGTTACATCCAACACTTTGACTGATGGAGTAGCGTTATTATATGAAGGGTCATTAACAAGTATGAGATTCATTGATTCTCAAGTAGCGTCAGTTACCGTTACTTTAACAGCAGGAACAGTATCTAGTGGTGAGATAACGGATGGTGTTATTACTGTTAAGGATGGTACAATATCATGTACAGGTGATACTGGATTTATTGAAGCAAATATTGGTTCATTTACTAATTTATATGCTAACGATTTATTTGTGGCAGATGATATGGTGGTGAATGGAACAACAACATATGTTAATACTTCTCAAACAAGTTTCGAGGATGAGTTAATTTCATTGGGTGCTAGTGATGGACGTTCAGTGGCTTCTGTGTCAGGTTCAGTTGTTTATTTGGAAACAGATGCAACGGCAGCATACACAGGTTCATCATATGTATTATGTATGCAAACTAATGGAACAAAGGAGATTATTGGAGTGGCTAGTTATTCAACTAATGCGGTAACATTGGATAGTGCTCCTAATGCTTCTACTACATATATTGCATTAATTAGCACGGAAGCAGTGGCGGATGGTGCAGGTGTCGAAATGTTAGCACATAATGGAAGTGGTGCATCTAGAATTAAAACATTACATTATGTTAATGGTTCAAAATCGATGGAAGTTATATCTGAAGGGGATTCTCTCGATTTGCGTGTATCTAATGCAAATGCAGTATCATATTTTGGAGTAAATGATAATTCAACACATAAGAAGTTATTAACTTCAGATGCATTGTATTTGAATTTAACAGCAACGGGAAGCATTACTGGTGGTAGCGAACCTGTGGCTATTTACATGTCGAAAAATGGTGGTGGAAGCGATGCTAATGGAGATTGGAGAACTAAAATATCAGGTTCAGGAACAAGTCAAACACTTGTTTATGAACAATATAATGGTTCTAGTTGGATTACAAGGTGGCAATTGGATTAAGATCGAATTATAATAATTATTAGATTTAATATCATATGATATTAAATTTGGACATTTATGTCATCATAGAAATCGTGAAAACCATTTTATTAGTTTGCAAGGATTTTTATTTTTATTTTAATAGATTCATAATTGGTTTATGGAATAAAAACACAAATATAATTATTAATAATATATATATTTGTTCATTTTCCAAACCATTTTTTTGACATGTTACGATTTTCATAACACATTTTTTATGTGTTCCTGTTGCGGGAGTAATACATCCTTTTGCTAATTTATCATCTCTTTCTTTGTTAGTAGTCTTCTTGCATTTTGCTCGAAATGTCTCATATAAGGTATTAACTTCTTCAAATTTAGGAATATCGCATTTTGGAACTCCTAATTTATCATTTACTTTATTGTGTAAATTATATAACCATTCGCATAATTTTGCTCTAGTATCCAAATAATTATCAATTGGTATTTCCTTGATAAACACTTTGTATGAATCACGACAATAACGACAGGGTAATATATCACCTATGGATTCAAAAAAGTTTTTATAATCACGTTTTTTGTTATTATGTTCTTCATTATTTGGATTAATAGCATATGGATAACCATAAGCAACTGAATGAAGAAATAACCAACCGGGACCACCCCATATTTTAGTGACCATTCCATTATCAGCATCTGGATCAGTGCAACCGCCATCACAATTTTTTCCGTGTGTAGGACATTCTTTTTGCATCTTATATATATTAGGTAGATTTTTTATATACAAATTTTATCAGTTATAATTTCCTCTTTAACTTCTTGATATGTATCATAATTATCATTGAAGTATAATTGAATCAATTTAACTTGAAAGTTATTATAATCCTTAACTAATTCATTTTTTATTGTATTGACTAATAAATCAATCTTATCGCTTAATACTAAATTTAAATTTTTTCCTTTATGTCTAGTTATATCAGGGTTGAAGCGAATAAATATAACAGATCTGCCTCCAATACCACTCACAATTTCGCAGATCCTTGCACATTCACAAACATCTTCGTACGTCCTATGTTGGTGTTCATCTATTTCGACAATAACACAATGTTTATCTAACTCAAAAAAGACATCAGGACGTTTTTTAGAACAATCTTGTAACATTTTGTTTGAATTGTATTCGAATTTTGTGTTAATCGTTTTTCTTAAATGACGTACAACCGCCCATTCTTTTTTATTTTGAACTTTTTTACAACGATTACATATATGTTTTGAATATTCTTTAATGTCACAAAATTTACACAATTTTTTAATATTAGTTTCATATTCCTCAGGTGCATGTTTTAAACATACTTTTTCTCCATCCACAGTAAATTCATATTCGTTATCACAATCTAAAATCGAACATTGATTCTCTAGGACAAGATTAACCATGTTGGGTTCTTTGTGTTCATAACAATATTGTTTTCTTTTATTAACAAATCCGTAAATAGAAACATTACTGCATTTTCTGGTTTGACATTTTTTCGTTGTAGTGTCAGTCATATTTTCTTTTTTATGTTCCCTACAATAAATACCTATTTTTTGAGTTGGAAAATTGAATGTGGGATGTTTATCACATTCATCTGCACGACAACGTTTTGTTTTGACATCAATCATATTTATGCTCTTATGTTTGAAACAACAAATTGCTTTGGTTTCAGTTGGTAAATTAAAACATGGAACTGTATTACAACCAATGAAAATGCAACGTTTAGTTTTAATATCAATCATGTCCTTCTTTTTATGGGTAGAACAATACATTTTTATTTTTTCTGTTGGTAAATTAAAATTAGCCGTTTTATTACAACCATCGTGAATGCAACGTTGTATCTTAATATCTAACATATTTTTCAATTTGTGTTCTGAACAATATAATGCCTCGTTTTCCGATGGTAGATTAAAATTAGGTATTTTATTGCAACCGTCATGAATACAACGTTTGTGTTTAATATCGATCATGTTCTTCAATTTATGTTTCGTGCAATATATACCAATCTTTTCAGTTGGTAAATTAAAATTTGGTATTGTATTGCAACCGTCATGAATACAACGTTTATGTATAATGTCAATCATGTTTTTTAGTTTATGTCCTGTACAATAGATCGGAGTAGTTTCTGATGGTAAATTAAAAGTAGGGCGTTTATCACAACTATCGTAAATACAACGTTTAGATTTTATATCCACCATATTTTCTAATTTATGATTTTTACAATATAATATTTTGATTTCAGTCGGAAAATTGAAACGAGAATTTTTATTGCAATTTTCATAAATACATTTTCTAGTCATATTATGTAATATTATCACTAAATCTTAATATCAATTTTTTTATATTTTTTCATAAAAATTCTATCCATTCTTTGATAGTTTGGTTATCATAACCTCTTTCTAACATTTCTTTTTTTACCACATTTATAAGTGCGTTACCATCATATTTTTCTTGTAATTTAATAATTAAATTACCGATCTGTTCATTTGAACTAATTTCTATCAAAATATCATCATAAAAACCACTAAGAATATTTAATAATCTAGTCATTCGTCCAGTCAAACATTTATTAATAGAATATTTTATTTCTTCTTCTAATATTGTAAAAAGTTCCATTTTATTTTTGTGTTTTAAAATACGATTAAAAACATAATGAAAAAGTTCTTCAAACGTAATTAAATACACACTATGTTTTATTTCGTGATCACAATAATGCAAAATTTCATTTTTAACTATTTCAGATAAATTTGATTCCAAAAGTTCATTTTTGCATTTTTCTAAAGGTATTAAATTACTATCTTTCATGATGTTTTCTAATGATGTCCTAAATGAATGTTGAACATTAGAATTATGAACATTTTCAACATCATAATAAACTTCGATTTGTGGTTCTATTTTTCTCAATTTATTTAACCATCGTCTCACTAGTATATGTGTTGGAACTTTTATTGGATTATTCAAATAATATATTTTTTTAATGTGTCTTAATTCTAACATATTTACAGGAAATTCTGTTATTTGGTTATTACATAAACATAATTGTTGTATTTTTGGCGGAAAATCTTTAGAATTAATTTTCGTTATTTTGTTATTATCCAAATTTAATATTCGTAAATTTGGTGGAAAGTTATTAACGGTAGTTATCAAATTAATTTTTAGGGCTAATATTTCCAAATCATTCAAAAAACTTCCATTGGTGATTTCAGTAATTTGATTATTACTTAAATATAAATTTTGTAATTTTTTTGGCATATAGGTACAATTTATTTTTGTTAAATTATTATTTTCCAAAACTAATGTTTGTAAATTTCTTGGAAAACTATTATGAATAATCTTAGTAAAACCATTATTTCTCAAATATAATTCAGATAATTTAATTGGTAAATTATTCACCATAGTTAGGCAATTATTGTCCAAATGTAATTTTTGCAATTTTTGTGGGAAATTTCCATATTTAATTTTAGTGATTTGGTTATGACACAAATTTAAAAATATTAAATTTACAGGAAAACTATGTGGTGTAAGTTCTTTGAACTGATTTTGACTTAAATCTAATGAACATAAATTTTCTGGAAAAATATTTGGACTGACTTTGGAAATTTTATTAAGACACAGATCTAATTTTTGTATGTTGTCAGGAAAACTATTTATGGCGATTTCAGTAATTTTGTTATCACATAAATTTAGATCTAAAAGATTTTCTGGAAAACATTTTCGATCAAATTTCAAAATTCTGTTATGTGCAAGATTTAATATTCGTAAATTTTTTGGAAAACAATGATGATCTATTTTTTTTATGAAATTATCTGCCAAATATAATACTTGTAAATTTTTTGGAAAATAAATACTAACTGAATGTAACATATTTAATAATCGTAAATTATCACACGTAATTTCCCCGATTAGATTACAAGACAAGTTTAATTTCAATAAATTAGAAGGAAAAAAACAGTACATTAAATTGATTATTAAATTATTGGATAAATCTAATTCTTGTAAATTAACAGGAAAACAATTTTTATCTATTTTTTTAATCATATTATATTGCAAATTTATTTTCTGTAAATTTTTAGGAAGACTATTTTTCCATAATTTAATTACTCTATTATTAGCAAAATTTAGTTCTTTTATATCATCATAATTTAATTTTGATTCTCGTAATTTTGTTAAAGAAATACAATCTACATGTCTGTGTCTAAGTGGATCATAAACGGGTATTTCATAATCATTTGGAAACATATTTTCTCTTATTGTGAATAATTCCATAAATATATAATTTGATTATATATTCATTATATAAATATTTACTCATTTTTCATTCTTGTAGGATATTTCAATTTACACATACCATCCTTATATTCAATATAATTATAATTAATGGCGAATATTTTAACAATTCCACAAGTTGGAACACCAAACGATAAATTAAGTTTAACGGAAGTTTTTTGTTCATCGAGACCAGAAAAATCAAGTGTTCCAGATGGTTGATGTTCTTCAGGTTTGAGTGCAAACGAATAAACATTGATACCACGACTAGAAGGAACGTTTGTATGATATTTATATGGTTGTATTGTGTTAAAATAATTGCCATCACATTTTTCAAATCTTTCATGATTACCAATGGTAAGTCTAGCATATGACACAGGATTTTTATTGGAAACATATCCATTCCTAGTGATAACATCTTCAGCACGAACAGTTTGATTATCTGTCCAATTACACCATTGATTATGTTTTTTGGAATCATCTCGTAAAACAACCCAAATTAGTTCCTTAACAGGATGATCGAAATCAAGATTAATTGAGATAGATTCAACAGGAACATCAATAACGACATTTTGGTATTGTAATTGTTCGATTAAATTATCATTTACTTCTTGATTTACTGCTAAATTTCTTCTTTCTTCAGTATCTAAATAAATATATTCCGACCACATAGATACATCTGTTAATAACATATTTGGAATTGGTTTTCCGATATGTGGTAATAGCAAATTTTCAAGAGAATTGAAATCAAGTTTTACTTTAACTTCACTAAATCCCAAAGAAATCAATGGAACACAGATATTATTCTTAAAGAACAGAAACGATAAAGGTATTCTCAATTTCTCAGGTAAATCAACATTACCTATCATTCTATCCATTCCTTTTTGTTTCCCAACAGGTAGTGATAAATCATTTAATATATTCATCCATGAACCGTTAATTTCTGATACAACTATTCCTCCGATACTTAAAGAGGCATTATTTATCAAGGCATGTCCTATATTATCAACCCAACCATAGCCATCTGGGAGTGATGGTAATGTTATTTCCAACCAAATCTCACGTAACAAATCGCCTATTCGGTTAATCGTGATTAATTTTGATTTTCCAAAAAAATTCATATTTTTATCAAAATCATTTTGTTTTGTATATTCAATTGAAAAATTTGTATGTTTATGATACACAGTTTTAAAATATGATATTTGTGGATTACCGATCAACATATCCACACTTTGACCACCTTGAGAAATTAATTGTATTAAACCACCACCCATTCTTTTTTTGTCATGTATAATAAAATAAATTTTGGTTTCAAACGCAATATTATTCCATTAATATACCAGCCATACCACAATCATAACGTATCATGTTGTAATTAACAGCAAATAATTTAACTGTTCCAGTAATTGCAGTGTCAAACGATAGTTCGAGAGTTACTAATTTATTTTCTGATGATAATCTAGTAAAATCGATAAATCCTGATGGTTGATATTCTTCAGGTTCAAATGCAAATGAATAAACATTAATACCTCGTGTAGAAGGAACATTTGTGTGATATTTGTATGGTTGAACCGTATCGAAATATTTACCATCACGTTTCTCGAACCTATTAATATTGTCCAATTTAATTGTTGCGTATGATACAGGATTACCGTTGCGGGTATCACTACCTAAAACTGTTTGATTATCTGTCCAATTAAACCATTGTTTATTTTTTTTGGAATCATCTTGTAAAACAACCCAAACTATCTCTTTGATTTGATGTGAAAAATCTAAATTAATTGAAATGGATTTTGTTGGTTCAGGAATATCAACATCTTGATATTGGATTCGTTCAATAAGGTATTCTGTTCCTATTTGTGCTAGACGACGCCGTTCTTCCAATTCCACATAAATATAATCAATGTATAAAGATGTATCTGTCAAAGACAAATCGCCACCGTTTGATTTTACCAATATATTGTCCAATGAATTAAAAGTAACTGATATTCTAACTTCGTGGAATGCTAATTTTATGATCGGAACACAATTATTATTTTTGAGAAGTGGAAATTCTAGAGGAATTTTTAATTTACGAGAACCATCGTTTCCTATTAACATATTCATTCCATTACGTTTTTCATCAGTTAATGTTAAATTATTATGTATGTTCATCCACGATCCGTTAATTTGTGAAACTATCTGACCACCCATATCAATATGTGCATTGGCTATCAAAGCATATCCTATATCATCCACCCACTCACAATCCACAGGTAATGTTGTTTCTAACCATAATTCATTGAACAAATCACCATATCTACCAACAATCAATTGGTTAGTTTTACCAAATTCAGAAATATTAGGAAAATTATTTTTTATTGATTCAATAGCGAAATTTGTCTGTTTATTAAATACACTAGTGAAACTAGATATTTGTGGGTTTCCTATGAGATATGAACTTTCGTTACCACAATGTGTAATTTGCATCAAACCACCACCCATCGTTTTTATTTATATTATAAATAAAAATTAATTTATGAACGTAAATGTAAATGTATAAATCAGTTCGTAAATTACTATAAATTATACGCCAATCCACACATTCCACCCGTATAACGAATACGATTATAATTTAAAGCGAATATTTTAACAGTTCCACAGGTTGGAACACCAAACGATAAATCAAGTGTAATAGGTAATTTGTCATTGTGAAGCCTAGAAAAATCCATTATTCCTGATGGTTGATGTTCTTCAGGTTTAAGTGCAAATGAATAGACATTAATACCACGACTAGAAGGAACATTTGTATGATGTTTATATGGTTGTACTAAATTAAAATAATCGCCATCACATTTTTCAAATCTGTCGTGCTCACCAAGAGCGATTTTCGCATATGACACAGGATTATCATTAACAATATATTCATTTCGAGTATTTACATCTTCCGCACGAACAGTTTGATTATCTGTCCAATTGAACCATTGATTATGTTTTTTTGAATCATCTCTTAAAACAACCCAAATTATTTCTTTAACAATCAAACCAAAATCAAGATCAATCGAAATTGATTCGACAGGTATATCAATATCAACCTCTTTATATTGTAATTGTTCTATTAAATTCTCAATAGGTTGCACCAATGTTCGTCTTTCTTTAGATACTAAAGAAAGACGCACCAATGTTCGTCTTTCTTTTGTATCTAAATAAATATATTCTGTCCATAATGATACATCATTCAATAATACATTCGGTGTTGGCTTTCCGACATGTGGTAACACCAAATTTTCCAATGAATTAAAATCAATGGATACCTTAATTTCATGATACGCTAATGCAACTATTGGAATAGTATTGTTTTTGAAAAGCGGAAATTGTAGGGGTATTTTTAATTTCTTAGGTGAATTAATATTACCAATCATTTTATCCATTCCTTTTTGTTTTCCAATTGGTAACGATAAATCGTTTAATATATTCATCCATGAACCATTAATTTTCGATATCCATTGACCACCGATACTCAAAGAAGCACTATTTATCAAAGCATGTCCTACATTATCAACCCAACCATATCCATTTGGAAGTTGCGGTAATGTTATTTCCAACCACATTTCACGTATTAAATCACTTGATCTGCTAATATTAGTTTGATAAGTTTTACCAAAAAAATTTTCTTCATCACGATTGCTTCTTTGTTTTATATAGTCAATTGAAAAATTTGTATGTTTATTATATACACATTTGAAATGTGATATTTGAGGATTACCGATTAATTTATTAGGATTACCAATTGACTCATCAGAATCGCAAATTACCAACGTGCTTACAGAACCACAACTAACCAATTGTATTAAACCACCACCCATTATTTTTATTCTATATAATAAAAAAAAATTAGGTTACAAACGCATAAAGATTTGTAAATATATTAAATATATGTCAAAAGTAAATTTATATGATCCTTTAACTAACACATTTGTTGTTGCAAGTTCGCTATTATATCCACAAGATGATACTTCAAATGAACAAGGAGGAATTGTCAAAAATAAAAAAAAACAAAAAAAAATATTGGAAAAAATACACGAAATAAAAGAGTTTATAAATTATTATAAATCAAGAGAATATACTTGGTTAAATGGTTCTGATTCAGGTTATGGTAGCAATACGGCGTATGATAATGATGACAAAGAAATATTCGAAGAACGCAAACAAAGAGATATTGATAGATTATGTAAAAAATTTACATATTATAATAATAAATTACCATCACATGTTAGGATTTCATTGGAAAAATAAAATGAACGATTGATTTATTGATAACTATCACTTATTTTGTATCAAAAAAAAAAATAAGTACCCGAAGGTCTTTTAATTTTGGTAATTGATGTGCCGATGTCATATGCTCGGGACATACCTTACTCGATTTAGCAGGTATTACATTTCGTGCATCCCGAAGAAAGGCACTCCACGTAATTCGAACGTACGAGAGGATAATCACGAGGTGAAAGAGTAGTAGGGCTATCGCCTACAGAAGGCAAAGTGGATAATTTATCATCCTCGGTGTCCCTTAACATTTTTATTTCATCTCTTGCTTTTTCAACATCCTTGTCATGTAGAACACAACGAGGACTGTCTCCTACAGAAGGCATCATCAATTTTTTAGCCATGCTTTCCAACATTTTATCCATTATCTCTTCAAATTTACACGACAAATGAACTTTCTTAAAGGTAAAATTCAAACCCGATCAATACAATAATCTCAGAACTTTATCATATCAATTTTATTAACAAAATAAAATTGATAGTAATATAATAAACATATCAATATATGTTTATATATCTATTAATAATGGGAGTACCACATTTTTTTAAAACGTTATGCGATAATTATCCAAATATTATATTTGATTCAAATGAAATGAAAGATGAAATAAATCATTTATGTTTTGATACTAATGGTTTAATCCATCCATGTGCAAGTAAAATTACTAAACAAAATATCAATATATCTAAATCAATTTTAGAAGATAAAATAATAAAAGAGGTTGTTAAATACATGGATTTCATAATTAATTTAGCCAAACCAACTAAATCAGTTTATGTTGCGATTGATGGTAGCCCTCCTCATGCTAAAATATTTACACAACGTTCAAGACGATTTAAATCTGCTTATGCAAATGATTTGACTGCGAAAACTCGTAGCGAATTGGGTATGGAACAATTAACAACTTGGGATACTAATGCTATTACACCTGGAACTGAATTTATGGAAAAATTGAGTGTTACATTAAAACAAGAATTAAAAAAATATACAGTTGATTTTGATGTAATTTTATCAGATTCTAATGTTCCGATGGAAGGCGAACATAAAATTTTGAACTATATTAAAACATCTAAATTTGATGAAAAAGATTCAATAGTAATTTTTGGATTGGATGCGGATCTAATTTTTTTGAGTATGGTTCTTAATAGACCTAAAATGTTTCTTTTGAGAGAGCATATGTTAATGAAAAATAAAGGTAGTAATACAATTGTTGATAAAGAATATTATGAAGTAGAATATGATTATTTATCGATCGATATATTGAAAACGTATTTCCATCAGGAAGTGAATTCTATGACAAATACTAATTATAATATGGATAATTTGATAAACGATTTTATTTTTCTATGTTTCTTAATAGGTAATGATTTTTTACCAAATATGAATTGTATTGAAATAGGGTTGGATGGTTTAGATAAATTACTAAAAATTTATTATGGATTATTGATGACCGAAAGCAAACATTTAATTGTCAATAATAGTATAAATGTTAGTTTTCTCAAAAATTTATTTAAAAGTTTATCAATGAAAGAAGATTCATTATTTAAGGCAAATTTTGAAATAAGAAAAAGAAAACATCATAGGTATGCTTATAGGTATGACGACACATTGACAACTAAAGAAAACAAACTAAAAGAAGTTTTGCACGAACATGATTGTGTGACTAGAAAACAAAAAGATATTATAAAATTTAATGAAAATGGTTATCGCACAAGATTTTATGAACATTATTTCAATATTGATACCAATAACGATGGAGAATTTAAATTTCATTTAAATGAGATATGTGATGATTATTTGAAATCGTTGTTTTGGAATTTCGAGTATTATTTTGTAGGTATTAAAGATTATCAACATTTTTACCCACATCCTAAAACACCTTTAGCATCGGACATATATCAATATATGTCGAGAACTAAAGATTTAGGATATACATTTAAGAAAACACCACCACCAAAACCTTTTGTTCAATTATTAATGGTTTTACCACAACAAAGTTCGCATTTGTTACCTAAAAAATATCAACATTTAATGAAATCGGATATTATGCAATATTATCCTGTTGAATACAGATATGATATGATAAACAAAAGATTTTTGCATGAATGTTACGCTTATTTACCCATAATAGATTATGAACGTATTTTAGAAGTAACTAAAAAGATTAAATTACCAAAAAATGAATCATCTAGAAATACATTTGGAAAAGATATTAAAATAACGACGCATTAAATGAACAAAATTTTAAATGTTTAACAACATTTAATGACATTATATTATATAATATGATGTCATCCGAATTATTTATAGGATTCATAGTGATATGTATATTTTTAATTATGCACTATGCGAATAATGATAGTTTGCGTTTTTTTAATCAAATCTCTTCTGATAACATATTGAACGATATTTTAGTTGAAAATGGTTTCATAAAGGAAAATACGGCAAATTTGCGTGAGAAAATGGGTATCCAAGATGAAAATAATGTGGATTTGTTAATGGCTAAAACTAAATCTTTAAATGATTTCAATCATGATGATAATTTCATTAAACCCACTGTTTTAACTTTATCTGATGAAAATAGAATAACCCAAAAATATCAATTATGGAATTTATTTTCTAAAAAATTAGATGAAAAAGATTTATTAAATATCTTACCTGAAACATTTAATTTATTGAATGCCAAAGATTTTAAAAAATTAAATGAACAATCTTATTATATTAATAATCCTGAATATATATTGAAAAGTGAAAGTTCAACATATGTTTCAAATAACGATATGGGAGATTTATTAAAGCATATCAATGACACTAATAGATTTCACATTCGTCAATTTACTGAAAGACTCTGTAGTTATCAAAAATTAAATTCATTGCGTTACACTGTTGCACAAAAATACGTTAAAAAACAGGCATTAATAAATGGTTTTAATTTCAAGGTTAAATGTTATTTATTGATAACTAAATATGGAGGTTCAACAAAAGGATATTTATACAAAAATGGACATATTTATTATGCTAAAGAAAAAGCAAATCCTTTACATATTAGTCGTTTCAATGCGATTGCATCAAGGGAAATGATGTATATGAATAGAACACCAGAACAAGTTAGATCTATCTATCAAGGTATGCCTAGAAGCATATTACAATGGAAAAAATTTCTGAAATCCAATACTGTTCCTTTAGATAACCTAGTTAATTTAAGTAAAGTCGTTTGTGATATTTGTGATTCAGAAGTCGGAAATAGTTTAGTAAGTGTAAATAATGAATCGTTCGGTTTATATGAATTAGACGTTTTATTCAAAGACGATTATAAACCATTATTATTAAAATTAGTTCCAGTTAAACAAATTGAAAATCCTACTGCGATAGAACAAAAAATAAGAAAAAATGTGTGGAATAGTACATTGAGTGAAACCAACTTAATCCAAAATAATGATAGTGGTATGAAATTGATATATGATTCTAAATAATTTATCATGATATTGTATAAATAACGTGGTAAAACCTAGAAAATCTAAAAAATCTAGAAAATCTAAAAAATCTAAAAAACAAATTAATTGACTTTGGATACAAAGCATATATAAATTTCATTAACAATGCACAAGCATCGAATATTCCTGAATATTGTGATAGATTCGAAAATATTGAAGAATTTAAACAATATTTTGTAAATCATGTGATATTTTCACTTGATTACCAAGCAGAAATATATAGATGCAAACAAATAGTGGTAGAAAAACTTAATGAAATTATGGACGACATAGATAATAAATGCAATCCCGAACAACCTACGGGCGGTGGTAAAAAAAAACCAAAATCTAAAAAATCAAAATCTAAAAAATCAAAATCTAAAAAATCAAAATCTAAAAAATCAAAATCTAAAAAATCAAAATCTAAAAAATCAAAATCTAAAAAATCAAAATCTAAAAAATCAAAATCTAAAAAACCCAAATCCAAAAAATCAAAAAAGCCGTCTAAGAAAAGAGTCTAACATATCACTAAAATAATAATTTTTAATATTTATATCATCATTTAATTTTTGATATAAATTATATCGATAATCACCTAAATAGTCAGTCGGATATGTTCCATAAACAGGAATATCATAGATAAAACTTGGAACAGATGAAAATGATGACCAACCTGCGTAATATCCCACAAAATCGCCCACAGATTGCACTATTCCAATACTATTTTTCATTAGTTCATAATCAATAATTACATTGTTAAGCGGTGTTTTTGATTTTGGAATAACAATTATATCTGCGTTTTTTTGTTTTAAACAAGATTGAAACATCTCATATGTTTTTTCGCAATCACTGCAAATAATAAACTTAATTTTATTTAATAAGTCATGACTATTTAAATAATCACATATATAATTTAATTTATCAATAGTAACACTATCAATAAGCATTCTATTAGTATCCTTATCACCTCTTCTAGCATGTATCATTAAATATTTGTTACCTTGAACTACTTCGTGGTTCAAAATTTTATTAACATATTTAGGGTAATCGAATTTTATTAATTTTCCTTGTTGTTGATAAACATTCATGTAGTCTTCCTTAGATCCAACATTAAATCCCATTAATTTAAACATTTTCCATTGAAGTTCAGGGACTTGATCCACACCATGATATTTAATAAATTGTTCTTTAAAATCAAATGTGGATAGATTGGGCATGATAAATGTCTCACCATCATTTTTATATGACTCCAAAATTTCCATTTTTTCAAATATTATATTATCTGGAAAACGCAATATATTAAATAATTCTAAACTATTATCTCCGATGTGATCCATTCTAACATTCCACGCAGTGATTATTTTTTTATCTAATATTTTTCCAAGCGTAGATAATCCTAGATAAAATCCAATACGATCTCCTAATCCTGAAAATGGTAAATTCTCTCTGACAACAATAGACATGTTCTTATTCTTTTTTGAATTTATTCGTTAATATTTTGTTAAATTTAATAGTTAGAATACGAAACCAATTTAAGTTCAAAATATATATTGCAACTAACGAAATTATTTCGAACATATGATGTTTGTTATATTCATTTAATACAATATATAAAATATACAAAAAGTTAAGAATCCTAAAAATGAAAAATGATAAATATAAACATGTACTAACAATTTTAAATATATATTTGTCGCTCATGTTCAATTTATACAACATCCATGATGGATGTAAAAAAAAATTAGTAGTTTCAGCGATTAATCCCAATGGTAATAATGTATAATCTGTCAGTAAATTTAAACATGTCAAAAACGCTACATGATGAAATATGATAGTCTTATAATCTTTATAATATCTCCTAAAATAGGTAACCAAAAGTAAATCATAAATAAGATAACTTCGAGTATAATAAATTTTAGTTAAGAAATATTCCAACGAAATATATCCAAACAAATTACTAAAACTAAATAAACATATGTAAAACGTATGGAGAACGCTTATTAAGCGTGACGATGCTTCAACATAAAAACCTTCATCTTGTAAAGGAATATAAACACTCAATATGGAATGAGTAAATACATAAATTACGAAATATACAGGAATCATGTTTTAAATATATTGCTAAATATATTGTTAAATATATTTAAAAATATATTTAGAAATACTAAAATAATGGAGTTAAGTGATTTAAATTATACAAAATTTTCAGATAGTGAATCTGGTTTTGGTGATAAAATTGTCACATTTCCTGTGCATAATTTAGATGATTTTTTTAGTAACGTATATATTTATTATAGATCAAAAGGGTATAAAAATTTATTGTTGAAAGGATTAACCGATTTTTTCAGTTTATTATTTACTTTAATATTATCCACATTATTTTATCATTTAAACTGGAATGAAATAGGTAAATGCAGTTTAGATAGTTTTAGTTGCAACAATATAAATTTATTTGATATGAAAATATACCATAATATAGTTTCAAAAATGATATTTGTATTTTATTGTGTAGTTTTTATTATTTATTTGGTTTGGTTTTCAGTAAGTAGCATATTTTTTTATTGTAAAATGATAAAAATTAAAAGTTATTTCAAACATTCAATAGATGTTTCTGACGAAGAATTATTATTTATGAATTTTAATGATATTTTAGATAAAATATTGATTTTCCAAGATAAAATTAAATTTACTTGTGGAAGAAGATTATACGAAAAACAGAGTAAAATAAAAATATTAAACAGAATTAACAGAAGGGATAATTTATTAATTGCTTTGATAGAAGATAACGTATTAAGTGAAGGATTAACGGGTAGTTTAAAGCCACTATATTACAGTAAAACAATGGAATGGAATTTACGCATGATATTCATCAACGAATTAAATTCTTCAATTAATAAAAATTTTCTATTTAACCATGATAGTTTGGGACAACGTTTTTTTTTGTTAGGTGTAATAAATTGTTTTTTGTTTCCATTCAGTATTATATTCAATATATTAAATTTTATGTTGGACAATTTAGTTCATTTTCATACTGAACCTAAGGATTTTATGAATTCTGTTTGGAATAATTATGGATATTATTATTTCAGAAATTATAATGAATTACCACATATAGCAAGTCAAAGATTATATTTAGCGTTAAATGATGCTGTAAATTTCAGTAATAGTTTCAAGAGAATAGAATATGATACTATTCAACGTTTTTTAATATTTTTGATTGGTAGTGTAACTTCTTTCATTATATTCATGGGCTTTTATAATGAAGCCATACTAAGCATAACGTTTCTAAATAGGAATATGTGGTGGTATGTAGCGATTTTAACGGCATCAATTGCTATATTGAAAAATAATTTAGTGAATCAAAATTTTAATCAAAATCCTAGGATGTATTTAGTAAAATTAGAGGAACATATAGGTTGCAAACTTAAACCCGATATGAAATTAAAACAAACTTATTTGTATATTTCTAAATTTTTAAAATACAAATTTTTTAATTTATTTTTAGAAATTATGTCAATTTTTTTAACTCCTTATTTTTTAATAATTCATAGTAAGAAAAACGCCAGAAAATTAGGATATTGGTTAAAAGATAACTTGGAAAAAGATGATGATTTAGGTTATATTTATAAAAACTGTAATTTCAAAAACAATAATTCCAGTGATATGATGAAACAGTCAATTATCAATTACAATAAATTTTATGAATAAAAATTGATTACTTTATTATTAATAAGTATAATTAATGATAATTATGAATAATGATGATAATGAATTATACATGGCGATTGAATTATCATCGTATGAATCTAGAAAAAAAAAAAAAATGTAAATATTCACTGGATAAAATAAATTATTATTCATCTAGGAAGTCATACAATAAAAAAAATGAACCATTATCTTATCAGGATTGGATTTCAAAACGGATTCATATGAAATGTTTATCATGTAATAAAAAACAACCAATTGCTGAAACATGTAATAATTGTGGAACTAATTTAGGAAAATATTTTTGTGATATATGCAAACTTAACAATAACACAAAAGGGATTAAACATTGTGATAAGTGTAATTTTTGTGTTAAATCTAATAAAAAACATTGTAACGCATGTAACACATGTCATTCGAGCATTTTAAAAACGGAATGTATAAAAGACAAAAATAAATTAAATGATTCATGTGTAGTGTGTCAAATGGCGTTAAGCGAACCATCTTCTTTAGGAGACGGAAAAACGAATTATAGATATAAAATGCATAAATGTAAAAATATATTCCATTATAATTGTTTTGTTGAATTAGTATCTCATGGTGGAAAGAAATGTCCATTATGTCGAGAACCTATATAAAGTAAAAACATTTTTGAAATCATCAATAATATTATTAATATCCAAACTTAATAACATTTGTTTTTCATATTCATCTATATTAGATAATCCTTTTGTATCTAAAATATTAGTTGAATTAAATAATTCCTTAATATGATCTTCAATATATAATACATTGTCTGTCATATGAACATTATCGTGTTTATCAATTGCTAAATCATATTCGTTAATACATTTGGTTTGCAAAACGTTGTAATCTGAATAATCTATTTCGTCACTATCATCAACCATATCAAAGGTTTCTTCTGTATTTTTTGGATGTGAAATGGTTTTGTTTGGGAGTAGAGTATCCCATATGTATGACAGGGGTTTATTTTGTTTCAGTAAATATGATTTAACTGATCTAATTTTTTGATTATTGCCATATCCAATTTTAAAAATCATATTTTGATATGTAAATTTTGCATATATATTTTTTTTATGTTCTAAAACTCCAGTTTGCCCAATTGATATAAATTTGAGTTTATTTATATCTAAATCAATCCCATATAAATATGAAACCACATTTAGAATAGGGATGATTATGTTAGGTAAATCATCGAAGTGATCCAACGTTAAATAATTTACATTTAGTTCATTATATTCTGTTATTTTTATTGAAAACACCAATGAATAATTAATATTAAAATCGTAAAATAAATAATAATCATTTAAGGAAAAATGGTTATGTCTGTGTAACAAACAATATTTTTGATGATTATTATATAAAAAATCAATTTGTTGGTATATTTTCTTTTTTTTCGTAAAATATATTTTTGGAATTATGATTTTGTATATTATTTTATTATATTTATGTGTTATTTTATCCAATAATGAATTAATCGTTCTTAATTCTTTATTGCATATAACAAACATTACTGTTTTGTTGAGACATTCCAATGTGTTTTCTTTTGGCATATTTGTTGGTGTATAGACATTCACGAAAAGCATGTTAAACTAATATCATATTTGATATTTATATATAAATAAAAATTGAATATTATTATCATAGAATAATAATATACTATATACAAATGTTATACTTAGTAAGTTCTCAAAACCATTATGATGATATGATTACATTAGATGAATACGATAGTTCCACAACGATTTATGACATCAAAACATTACTTTCACCCATTATAAAAATACCGATTTGTGATATACACATATTAGATGAAAATGATGAAAATAACAAAAATAACAATAAATATATGGATCATTCAACTAAAGACATAGAACAAGATAGTATTTTAAGGTATCATATCGTAAAAAATAGGTGTGCTACGTGTGGTGTTAAATCCGCACAAATTGTCGGCAATTGTTCATATTGTATTAGTAAATTTTGTTTAAATCATAGATTACCAGAATATCATGCTTGTGTAAATATGAGTAAATGTAAAGAACATGCATTTAATAGAAACTCTAATAAAGTAATGAGTGAAAAATGTGTAAATAAAATTATAAAATAACGCAACATTTACTACAGCCCGTTGTTGTAATACCATCGCCTTGTTCTAGTAAAGGTGTATTAATAGATTTTGTTGTATTAGCAAATTTATTAATTTTAGTAACACTAGTCGTATCTTGATGTCCATATTTAGATATTTTTTTTTCATAATAATCGATAATATATTTGAGTGGAGCATTAATATTATTTTTATCCAAATAAATGACTTCATAGTTATTTTTATGCAAAACTCCATGATATGTTTTATTAAATGATTTAATTATATCATCTCCATAATGATTATTTATTATTATTAATATTTTTAAATCACCTAAATTTACTTCCATTTTTATTTTGTAATCGTTAATTTCTCTTATCCAAAACAGTAAATCATTGGGTTTGAAATTAAACGGATCGACAAAAATTACAAAAATATTAGTTATGTCAAAATAAGATTTGGTTATTTCATAAAAACATCTTAAACCGCTAGTATCATATATTTGAAATCTATAATCATAACCATTGGAAACAATCAAATGACATTTAAAATCAACACCTATGGTTGGTTCAGTATCTTCAGGTCTATTTGTTAGTTTATTAACATAATGAGTTTTACCCGCCTTGGAGTTACCAACCAAACATAATTTGAATTTGTATCGTAGGTTTGACATATATCTATATATAATTATTGGAATTATATAATTACTTAAATTGTCCTAAGTTAGTAACCCAATAATATATTCCGATACACCTTGTAAAGTGATAATTACTTGAATTGTTCAAGATTGGTAACTCCAACAATATATTCCGATACACCTTGTAAAGTAAATAATTTACTAACTTTATAATATTCGTTAAGCATATTATTATATTTTGTTTCGTCAATATTCAATAACATGGATTCCAATTTATCAATATCTTTAATATTAATACTAATACTAAATTTTGAATAATCAATATGATTTTTATATGGAAGCCACTCTATATCGTCCCATATGTAAATTGGAATAACCCCCATTAAAAGAGATTCATAGAAACGAAAACTCGTTTTTCCATATCCCCTAGGTGCTAAGGCAAATTTAGAGTATTTTGTGATTTCAATGAAATCCGTTATTCTATTTTCAGCAACATTGATAGTCCAAACATCTTCCGTTTTGAAATAAAAATTTTTATTATTTTTAAGTCTCTGCATCATAACAACCCTAACATTCGAATTATACGATTTCGTGATAGTTCCCACGAATGAACATAAATATTTTTTATCTTTATATTTTATACGTCCAACATTTTCAAGTCTGTTAAGTTTATCTTCATATATAAGTGGAATAGTTACATATGTCGCATTACTATTTAATTTGCACATTTCAGGATAACTGGACGAAAATATAATGGTATTAGGTGGAACAATAATTTGAGGACCCTCGTCATGTTGGCAAACACAAAAATTAGGTCTATTTTCATCATAATGAGATAATTTGGACATATTTGTTTTAAGATAATTCGACATACTAGATATGTGATTATTTCCAAACCATTTTTGTGTTTGAAAATTAGTAAATAAGGCAGGAATATAATTCATTCCAACCTTAGGTTTTATTTGTTTCATGAATAACATGAAATATTCTTCCAAATATAAACCATTTTTGAATGGTGGGTATGTATGGTTAGACTCGGAACAAAAACGTTTATCTTCAAATAATTCAATATCTGTCATTTAATATATTTTATTTAAAAAAACTAATATTAAGTTTATTAATTTATTAGAATATATAAAATGAACTTTTTTTATTCGATCCTAAACCAAGTAGATGACATGTTTCTACCACCATTTTTAGTAACACAACAAACATATGTATTGTATTTGTTATTCCTACTATCATATTCAATTGCGAGTTTCTCAGGATTTGTGGTTGATATGAAATTTGATCCCACTAGACATATCCAAGAGACTCACCGATCTAAAATGAGAGTTTGTGGTGATTATTTTAAGGCTTTACCTCTTGTTTCGTTCAATGTATTTGTAACAATTCCGTTGAGTATTTTGATATTCCAACCGTTACAATCAACGATGCAACCTTTTAATTTTTATCAGTTGTTGCATATTCCTGCTTATGTAATTATTTCGGATTTTGTATTTTATGTAATTCATAGATTATTGCATACATCCAAATTGTATAAAATTCACAAAATTCATCATAGATTTACTAGACCTATGGCGTTAGCGTCAATTTATTCGCATCCATTGGAGATTTTTTTCGGTAATATTGTTCCTTTGTTTGTTCCGATTGTGATATTCAATTCATCTTTCCCTATTTTGTATGCATGGACATTCCTAATAACATTCGAAACGACATATTCGGCACATTCAGGAATTAAGAATAGAGGAGGAGAAGGACATGATTTACATCATAAACTATTTAATTTCAATTATGGTTCAGGTTTTCTTATTTTCGACAAGTTGTTTGGAACTTATATGCGTGAAGAACGTTTTCCATTAAAACGGCAATAGTCATTGGACCCACGCCACCTGGAACAGGAGATATTGAGTGACATATATTGACAATATTATCATAATCACAGTCTCCAACTATTTTATATCCTTTTGGATTAGTATCGCAAGGAATTTTATTAATACCCACATCAATAATAATAGCATTTTTTTTAATATTAGTGGCGTTAATCAGATTGACTACACCTGTGGCACTGATGATAATATCGGCTTTTTTTGTATGTGAATCAAGATCGGATGTGTCTTCATGACACACCGTTACGGTTGCGTCACGGTGCAAACATAATAATGCTACAGGCATACCAACAATGTCGCTTTTTCCCACAATAACAACATCTTTTCCTTTCAAATTTATTTGATATTTATCAAACAATTTCATAATACCTTTTGCGGTGCATGGAACTTTATAATCGTCATATTTATTAAGTGTTAGCATTCCCATACTAAATGCATGAAATCCATCAACATCTTTTGCATATTTGACTGAACTTAATATCCGTTGTGAATCAACATGTGGTGGTAAGGGTAATTGGATAAGAATACCATGAATGTTATCATTATCATTCATCATTTCTACTTCATTAATAATTTCTTCTGTTGTTGAATCCATATCCATACAAACATCATAATTATTAATACCAACATTATTACAAACTCTTTTTTTCATATTAACGTATATAAGAGAATCGCTTCGACTTCCAACCAATATTATTCCTAAACCAACATTATAATCATTAAGTTTTATTTCATCCTTAACTTTGTTCTTTATTTCGGAACTCAACAAAGACCCATCTAATATCATTAAATAATTTATAATAATATATAAATTATTAACTTATGACGAATATCATAAGTTAAAGTTGTGTGCAAATTACACTAAAAAAAAACACATTCGTAAATAATAACCCCCATAGTGAATGTTATGGGTAAATTTTACAATATACATATTTGCATTACAAATAGGTTGATATATTGAGGTGAGAATACTACTTACTTGTGTTTTATAATTATTTATTTCAAAAAAAATCCATTAAAAATTCTCTTAATATTGTTTCATTAATTAACATTATATAAATAAACATAAAATAATTTCAACGGACAGGTTTAAAACGTAAAGGGTTTTTTATTCAGATTAATTGCTGTATGTCCATTATTTAATTAAAATTATGCTAAAAATTATATTATCAATATTATATTCCAAAATCTTAATAAACATAAAATTATTACAATGGACTAGTTTAATTAATATCCGCTACATGAGACTATCATTTATTGCTGTTAAGCGTGATTTTTGTGCTGTTTTTTATGTTTAATAAACAAAACTATTATCATTGTAAGTTGATAGTATCAATCGAAAAATATAACATTGAAAAT